AATACAGGACGCTGGCTCAACTAAACGACCGGGGCAGGTTCCGGTCTATCACACGCATGGTCTTCGTCAGTATCTTGGTACATGCAAGATCCACAAAAGCCTAACTTGCCGTCATCTTGTAAATTGGAAACCGGGAAAGATGCTTGGGAAAACAATCATGCGTGAATGGGAAGATTCTTACGAGAACATATCCAAGCGTAATCGTTGCCGAGCATGCTTTGGTTAAACCCTAATCAGTTAATCTTCCTGAACAGAGGCGAGGCTCGGGCGCTTACTGCCTCAGTACCCGCCTGCGCTTAAACTCTCTCCAGGCATGAGCCTTGTCCTCCTGGGCTTCTAGCCTAGATACAGCTTCTTCCAGGAACTTCATCTTGGCCTCTGGTGCCATCTTCCGAGCCCGACCAATCACATCATCAATGTAGTCATTGGCCTGGGCCTTGCGTACGATCTCGGGGTAATGGGCCAGCATGTCCGGTGGCTGCTTGGGCGCCAGGGTGAAGCGTGGAAATTGTTTCTGGAGGCCCGTAGCCAGAGATCCACCCGGCTCATTGGCGGCATGGATGGATGAAAGAATCGGGTTGCCCTCGATAATGGCCCCCTTCAAATCGGCTAGATGCTGGCTCTGTCCAGGTGGAACCACGGGTAGAGCCCGGCCCACATTGACAGCCGGGGCATAGCCTGAAGCCCCCTGAATGGCCAGCCTGACGGGAGGACCGGCAATCATGGAAGCCTGACTGTTGATGATGTCCCTGACCGCTGAATCCATCGCTACTCGGCTGGGCAAGCCCTTGCGCTTGGCCTCTACGTATCCGCGCACCCCGGTTAGCCGCAAGCCACGGCCCAGTCCTAGCAAACTGGTTAAGGGGAAGACCAATGGCCTGCCGTTCTCGTCATCCTTGCCAGAATCTATGTCACCGATGGGCGTTCCTGGACGGCCCTGCATTCCACCGCCGGGCTTGTTCCTGGTCAGAAGATAGTTAAGTGTTGCGGCCAGGACTCCGGTTCCGATCCATTTAGCGGCGATGTTGGCCCGCAATGCTGCGGCTGAAGCCAGGGTAGATGTTTTTAATCCAGGATTGAGGGTGATGTTTCTAATTCCAAGAGCTGTGAAGGTGCGCCCGGCTGTAATAAATGGGGATAGACCTGAATCCCGCGCTGCTGCTGTCCACTTGCCTTGAAGCCGCTTGTTGTACTGGCCGGTTTGGTTGACCCACTCCCGGCGATTAGTCTCGGTGTTCTCCACTGGCAAGTCTTTGACCAGCTCCTTAAAGGCGTCATCCATAACCAGCCGAGTGGTACGATCAGCAATATGGATCAGATCGGAAAGCCATCCCATCGGGTTGAACCTGGAGGTCTTGGGGTATTCCTGCCGCATGGCTCCGATCTCGGAAAGCTCAGCGATCTGTTTGGCGTTATTAGAAAAAGCCTTTTTGATAGCGCGAGCTGCAATTGGAACAAGGTCCGCCCGATATCCTAACGATAAAGCTGTGTCTTGCCACCACTTGCCGGCAATGGCTGGCCGGGTCATGAGCACCGTGGCCAGGTTGCTGGTGTGTACCGTGGCATCGGTGAATCCGGCCAGAGCCGAGCGGTTAGCCAGACCTGTAATAGCTCGCGTGATTGGCCCTCCTGTCATCCGGGTCTCAGTGTTGGAAGCCCGGCTGTATTCCTTGGCCAGGCTCTTTCGGACATAGATGCTCTGGTTCTGCGATGTAACCTTGGTCGGCCCTTCGCCCTGAGGCAGGATGAGCCGCTGGCGTACATAGGGGAATGAGACCGTGGCTTCATCCTTCAAAATTGGGTGCTGGCCGGGCTTCATGATCACGGCATCGCCCGTCTCGACCATCCTGGTCTCAAAAGCGTTCTTGTTGGCTATCTCAAGCTGGCGACCGAAGGTGTTGTTCATCATCTCGAATAGGTTCCCATTGTAGGATTGACCTGTGCCCTTGGCCCGTACCCCGAACGGAGACTTGCGTTTGAGGGTCCCCAACAGGTTGCCCCGGCCAATCCCTTGCACGATGTCAGCAGCAGCGGTGGGTTCGCCTTCCCGGATAGCCATCAGGTTCACCCTGGCGCCAGTCTGCTCGCCCCGGCTAGGCAGAACCTCATCCGGGTCAATCATCATGGCCTTCTTGTACATGGGCTCAACCTGCGCATCCCAAAGCTGCTTGTAGCGTTCGATAGCTGCCTGCGTGGCTGGATCAGCCAGGAAAGCTTGATAGTCGGCTTCAGTAGCGAATGGCGATCCCCTGCTTCCAATAACTGAGTGTACCCCGGCTGCTGAAGCTTCGTCGCCAGCCTCTTCAAAGCCACGGCGCACGCTGCGCAGATTGTCTTCTGTCAAAGCTGTACCGAGTTTCTTTGGATCAATCCCGCTATCAGACAGAGCTTCGGTCGCAAACACATCAGCCAATGGCTTGGCTGCGATCCTGGACGATGCCCAGCGCACTCCTAGCTCGCCCAATTCCCGGTTGGCCCGGGTGATCTTGGGCATGGACCTGCCCGCTAACCCGCCAAAGAAATCCTTCACAGCTCCAATGGCCTTGCCCACGCCCTCAGGGTTGAAGATGTCAGCAATGGCTCGGATAGCAGGGTGGGCTGTAGGTGAGATGCCCAGGGCATCGGATTGTTCCGGGGTCGGGATGGCCTCAGCGACTGAAGCTTTGGGGATCTCTGCCTGTGCCGAGAAATCCAGCTTAGCAGGTTCAACCACCTCTGGCTTGGTTATCGCTTGTGCTACAGCGCTGGTTAATGGAGCAGAAACGGCCTTTTCCAGCGTTGGAACAGGTGGAGGCTCTGAGAATGTCTCTGTGGCTCCTGTGGTCTCCTTAAAGGCTTGTGCTGTGACTGGTGCCAGCTTGGTAGCCACCACAGGAACCTCGCCTTTGGCAGCTTCTTTACCTCCCAGCGCTACCAGTGTTGTGCCAAAGATGACATTGCCAGCGGCTTCGGCTGCGCCCTGAACATCTCCTTTCTGGACTGCCTCATAGAATTGCTGGGCACCAGAGATCGTAGTTGCTGCTCCAAACCCAGCCCCGGCTGCGATAGCCAGAGGCTTGCCCACCGCTGGGATGGCGCTGACTGCGGCCAATCCTGCCGTAAGTGGGGTGGCAATGCTCTCGACAGCTCCGATCCCGGATCGGATCAGTCCTACCGCCGCCTTCTCTACCGGGTTAAAGACTCCCGGCTTAACCCCAGAGGTATCAGGTTTTGGGATATTGGGATGAGCCGTGAAGAATTCCTTGAGCGATTGGAAATTGGGCGGGGTGTAATCAGACTCGGGGCTGAAATCGGCGCTGGTTGCTGGCTCTTGGACTGGCGCTATTGTGGCTTCTTCCGAAACAGCTTGGCTTGAGAAGTCTAACGCAGGCTCAGCCTGCTTGGAGAAATCCAGCGGTTCCTCGGCAACAGCTTGATCGCTAAAGTCCAGGGCTGGCACATTATTTCTTCCTCATCCTCTTGCCATCTGCCGGGTTGATGAACCAGGTCCCGGAAGGAATCGCGTCAAACTCAGCCTGGCTCTTGGGCATAGGATCAGCAGCAACTGCTGATGGTGCTGCCGTGGCTGCATCGGGCCGGATCTCAGAACCAGCCCGCGTTACAGGCACTGGAACAACGGCAGGAGCTGAGCCCGTGGTGTGCGTTCCTTCATCGGTTTTGTGTGTGACGTTGTACTGCTCCTCCAGGGCCTTGATCGCATCAAACTTCTTATCCAGGGACATCGTAACATCCGATACAATGGCTTGCTTGCGAGCCATGAAAGTTTGAAATTCCTTGGTGTTGAGCAGGGATCTCGCCGAAGCTTCAGCCCGGATATTGGCAGCCTCAACTTGGGCATCGGATCTGATATTAGCCACATCCGTTCTGGATTCAGCCACAAGTTTGGCCCGTTCTGTCTGGGCCGCCTGTTGCATTTGGATCTGTTCAGCTCTTGCCGTAGCATCGGCTTCCCGTTGATCGGCTATGTCCCGGCTCTTGCGTGCCAGGAACATCTGCCCCATCAGATCCTTGGCCCCCGGGTGCATGTAGAATGTGGGATTGTTGGCCACGGCATAGCCCAGCGCCGCCTCAGATCCATCCGAACCGGCTATGCCCAAAGCCTGGTGCCTGGAGAACAGCTCACCCACCTTGGTAAAGGCCCGCTCCGAATCAATCAGGTCCTGCTGCTTCTTGACCTCATCCTTGAGCTTGATCTTACCTAACTCAAACTGTTGCTCTGCCAGTTTGGTCCGCAACGGCTGGATCTCGTTGAACTGCCTCTGTTCCTCAGCCAAAGCCGCTGCTCTAATCTGGTTTGCCTTGATTGCAGTCCCCGTCTGTGCCCCTTCCAGGAAAGCCTGAAATGGCTCTGAAGCAGGCTTGGCTTGCAGCCAGGATGGAAGGTCGTAGGGCATGGATTAAACCCAGCGCGAATATGATATTTGGAACCAGAGCCAGCGCACCCACCATATTGTTGCGCCATCTGCCTTTGCTACCTCGGTTAATCCAGATCTGTAATGCCAATCTGGTTTCCACCAGAACCCAAACAGATTCAGGTCTAGCGATAATTTAGTAGCTCGAACCGGATAAGGAATATACCGGGACCATCCCAGCCATCTAGGACCGTATGATTTCAGGATTTGCATATTTTTATTCGACCAGCAAAAAATCTTTAGATGCGCTCACAGCTCCAGCATGGCATCGTTCCAGGTTGATGAATATCGCAAAGTTACCCACCACTTCTGCACAATGACGAACCCCAGCCGGAATATACCGCACAGCCCAGGTGAGCCTGCCAGTACTCTCACGTCTTCGGATTGGCCCGCATACTTCCCGCGTTTTATCCTCCACTGTTACCCGCATCCGACCGAACAGGTAAATGATGAAGCTATCCAGGTAGCGGTGGATATGCGGCGGGATCTTGACATCTTTTGGGCAGTACCAGATCTCGGCCTGGAGTTTTGGCGCAATCTTAAACCGTAACCCGCGAGCCTGGCCGTAGCGTTCGATCATAGCAAATTGTGGCGTGTGTTCCATGCCTTAATTGCTTCTTCCTCTGTTTTCTTATCCGGTCCCTGGCTGCTACAGAACGCACATATCACAATAGCGTATGCGGTTGGTGATTCTTGGTATGCTTCGGCCATCTCTTTTCCGCAGAATGGACAAGGCAATGGTTCGATCATGATTCAGTTATGCAATGAAAGCGGTGGAAGTTGATTCGCTATATCCCGAATACGGTCTTCTTCGGTTCCTGGCGTGATTATTTTATCCCTATTGCCAGGCATGGCAAAGTTAGCCACTTCAAGGATCTGCTCGGCTGTTTGCTTATCCAATCCAGATCTCATAAGGCCAATTATTGTAGCTTCTCCCCATGTCATATCGGCTTTCCCTCCTCATCGTGGTGCAGATCATAAGCCAGTGTCCGAAGCTCCTGGCTAAAGCTCCTCATATGTTCATACCCGCCCACGGCTGCCGCTATGATCATCACAATTTCGATTCCTCCATGCCTAAGCCAGTCCGCACAGACCCCTTTCCACCCGGTCTCGCCTTCCCAAGCAACCGAATCCGCATAAGCCACGAGGTTGCTGAGCATGGCGCCATGAAGAGGACCTTGATGCTGGATAAAGAAGGGATGGGTGCAGAGCTTAAGCTGCAAGGCGCCAAGCTGACAGAGCCGTTCTGTGCCACGCACTTTATGTTCAGGGGCAAGGTCTTCATCTACGATGTCATCTGATAGGTGGCAGTACGCGCGAATGAGCTGCATCCAATTCTCTGCTTGAGCATCCCCGGCACAGATTCGTTTGAGCAATTCATATTCTTGTTGGGCTGTCATCAGAAATCAAATGCTCCCAAGCCGGCACTTTCTCCGTAGGTACCACCCCATCCTGAGCCGATGTTACCCCCACCTTCGCTGGCACCGAACCCTGCTCCACCTCCAAAGCTCTGTGGTGCCATGTATTGGCCCTGACTGGCTGGATGATAGGTGCCTTGATAGCCCGGTCCACCATAGACACCCATTGCCATCCCCATCTGGGACTGGGCTGTGTCCCATAGACCGCGTATTACTGGCTTAGGTGCGGCTCTGTTCTCGGAAACCAGCTTGTTGAAATCAAATTGCTGTTGAGGCGAGATGAAGGCTGAACCCACGTTGAACATGGCCGGCTGAGTCAGGGCTGCTGTATTGGAAGTCCAACGCGAAGCCGAATCTACCCAACTGGAGGCTGATTGCAGAGCCCGGTTGGTAATGTCAAGGCTTGTCAGGCCAAAGTCCCGAGCTTCCAGATTGCGCGCTGCCCCACTCCCGGCATATCCACCCCTCACAGCCTTGGCCGCATCGCGGAGCTGTAATTGATCGGCTACACTCTGTGGCACCTCACCTTTCAACTGTCCCTGAATTACGCCCAATTGCTGATTCAGTAGATCATTTTGGCTGGCTAGAGTTGTATCAAAATTGGGGTTGGCCTTTCGAAGCATGGCCAAAAGCTGGTCCTGGTTGAAGGTATTGACCTTGGACCCCAGTTCCTCGGCAGCAGGCAAGTTAGCCAGATTGCCCTTCAAAGCCTCAGCAGCAGATTTGGTGGGGGTCTTATAGCTGGGCTTGGAGCCGAATATATTTTGCAGGAAACCCATAAATCAAACGAGACTGCACACTCCAGCATTTTGAAATTCATCAAATATCTGAATGACCGGCTGCGGGCCATCGCCCAGGAATTGGTTTAGTTCATCGTCCAATATCTGCTTGGCCATACCCCAGTACATCACAGATTCCTGGATCAAATTGTTCTCTTCCTTCCTGATAGCTGTACATGCCATCTTGAGCGCGGAAGTGTTCCCAATGATAAGCCAGTCCTGGTCATTGATCGCCGGAATGAACCGGCGCTTGGCAATGACATCCACAACCTGGCTCTGGCAATCCGATCCAGTCTGGGCTGCAAAAGGGATGACATACCTGCGATAGTTGGGCCGCGTTTCATCCGGCTCGTACATCGCCAGGAGTCTCTGCGTCGTTGCAACAGTATCATATTCGTAGAGGAATACAGTTCCATTGGTAATGGGCTTCTGGACAGCGACTAGACCACCCGGCATGCAGAAGTTGACAGAATCGACTTGGCTGTTGGAGATCGCCACCTTCTCCCCGTCGATCAGATTGACCCCATCCAGGGTACGGACATAGAGAGCATTTTCATTGTAGAATTGGAGCAGGATCTTAGCTCCCACAGCCTCTACTGCATCACTATAGACCCTAAGCTTCTTGCCGGTCCCTATTACATCTTCAAATGCAACCCAGCCCTCTCCGTGATCCAGAAAACTGGATACACAATTTCCATCTCTCAACCCAAACCCATCGCTGATAAACTCAAACCATTCATTCCTGATCCGCACTGGCCAGTTGCAGACAGCAGCAGTCTCGATGGTCTCTAATGACCTGGGCAGCGTCACACATCCCGATGGCGCGCAGAACCTATAATGCTGGTAAGTGCCTACCCACTTGCCCATGTACAGGAGCCGTTGCTGGGCCTCATTGATCTTGGCCGTAAGCCTTGGATCCGTCAGGCAGAATGTGCCTGCAACTGGTCCACAGATGGGCTTGGCGTCTCCGAGGGTGGATCTCATTCGGCAAAGAAAAGTTCTACCGAGCTGTCGGGAAGTCTTACGAAGATTGGGATTCCCTCAATGGTTAAGCCCGCAAAATCATAACCGGGAGGAATATAAATCAAGCCTGCGGGGATATATGGCAGAGGAGCATTCGGATCTGGTATAAATTTGGCCTTCATAACGTAAAATAGACCCTCGCCGTTCTCTTTATCCAGTACCCACCCCTGACCGGGTGCGTGATGTTGCCCGGAACTGCTGGTGTCGCCGCAGCCATCGCCATCATGTTAGCCAGGTTCACCCCCGCTGCATCCAGCCCAATAGGTTCATCGACCGAACCATCAAATGGGTGGGCATCGCCTGTGTTCACATGGGCATAAGTCCCACCCGGAGCAGCATCGCTAAACTCGACCTTGTGCGTGTGCTGAACGAGTTCGGTAACAAGTTGGAGATGATCACCCTCACCAGCCACACCACCAAGAGCCATTGTCTTGCCTGGGGTTGTGCCCGGAATCGCTCCAACCCCCATCGGCGACCGGCCATCGTAGTTATGGTCAATCGCCCAGAATGGCCCGGTGATGGTCTCGGCCCCGGCGACCAGATTTATTCCCGCACCATCATTATGCAGAGCTGCAATCTGTGGCTCGGTCAGCTCAACCCATTGTTTGATTCCAGGATCAGCCGGCCAGGGATAAAGAGATCTCCAAATTCCGTCATTGAATTCATAAAGCCTGCCTCTCCCGGAATGGAACCACAGTTTGAATCCAGAGCCAGGATTGGTTGATCCATAGACCACCCCGGTCACATTATCCGCAACATTGGCATAGCTTATGGAGAACAGATCATTGGCAAATTGCTGCGGGTTGGAAGGCCAGCAATAGGCTAGCGGGAGGCTACCAGCTACGAGTGGAGCTTGCATTTAGGTCTCTGCTGAGTACGAGAATACAGGTGTCGGGCAGACATTGCTAGAAATACATGGGCTTTCTAATCGACACTCGCCATAAGGCTCCTCATCAATCGTCCAGGTATGGGCTGCCACACCCCTGATCCGATTTGAGCCTGTCCAGGCCAGTCGCAACTGGAACAGGAACGCTTTATTAGCTGGTCTGTTGTCCTCGACCGAACACCCCTCTGGTGGCTTGGGCAATCGCATCTTGGATCGGTACTGCTTCT